TTTAATTCTTCTTAATAATGCTTTATAAGTTCCTTCGTCCAGCATAGGGTACCATTCCTTAGGATGAATATTTGAAGTAAACCAATATTTCTTAGCATTCAAAGGAACACTTCCTCCTTTAATTTCCAAATTGACTGGATATCGATCAAGCCATCTGAGTAAGTGGCCAATTCCGATTTCGCCTCGAAACTCATCGAAAACAACATGTTCTTGACCTCGGTAGCCGTCCCACCACTTGTTGCTACTAATCTTAAAATAGCATGCTTCCCCGGCTTCTTTGCTTGCATTAAAAGATTTTCCTGTTCCAGTTTCACCATAGTAAACGACAGCAGTCCTTTCCATAGCCTTAGGCTGCTGATGATCCTTAGCGATTGACTTGAGAGCCCCGTAATATCGAATGTAAATCGTTGCCGGGATTTGATCGGATTCGAGATCCCCCGAAATTGCCAAATCTTTGATCTTTTGCCAATCAGTTTTTGAGTTAAGTTTGAATTTTCGTTTTCCAAATTCGAAGGATTCTCCCAACCTACTTTCTTCTTTCCAGACATAGTCTTCGTACGCCTTGGAGCGCGTAAGCTCCACATGGCATCTTCCCCCAAACAATCGCTTGATTGTTTGTAGAGTAGTTGCGTGGGAGGCGACAGCGAACACCTGCCAGTGTTCGAAACCCCCTTCACCTCGTTCAAGTTGTCCTTTAACGAATATGACAGGAGGGGTGATACAGGACTCATTGGGGGCCCAATCATCTTTACAGATGGTGAGTCCCCAGTATCTACCTTTAGACCCTTTCCCTCGGCTTTTTGCCGGTTCGGTAATGGGGTATAGGGTAGATTGGGGGGTGTCCATTTCATTTTTTATTATACTTACCTGGGTATTTTCTCTCCTTTATATACCCATGTGGCTGAAATGGGCTTTTCCGCCCAGCGGAAATTAAAAATTACGTAATATTTACAAGGGCTGAAATTTTTCTAGGGCTATACGAAAGTGCTGCACTTTCTTAGGTGTGCCAATTTTACATATAAAATCATAGGGTGGGCCCCCTGGCACTCTTGCGTTAGTAAGTAATACTGTTAGCCCTAAGGGCTAAGTTTTTACTAACGCTTCAATCAGGGCCGAGCCCTGGGATCTTGACAACCCTAATTTGGGGGGCTACGCCTGCCCCAAAGCGGATGTCGCCATTATTTAAAATAATCTAGCTTTTTATGAACTTTTAATAGATGGATGGATAGAAGTTTTACTATTTTTTTATTTTAAACTGGTACTACAGCATCATCAGGTGAGTTTTCCAAAATAGTACTGTTATTTATTGGTGCGATAGTATCCAACCAATGTTTAATGCAATAAGCATGTCGTCTCATCTCTAATGGTACAGATGTACTGGTACCGACACCCAACAAAGGGTTATACCATCCAGCTTGCTCTGGTTGTTTCAACGAATAATATTGATTTGTTTCAATTAATAGCCCGTAACCTGGTGTGGTGCTCACAGACTCAGGTCTTCCACAAAATGTATTATTAAGTATTTCTGTGCTTCCAGCTAGATCCCCATGGACGGTGATCATTACAAATCTGCTAAACTTCTTATCATAATTGGTATAAACATTTCCCCTATAACATTTTGCCATGTCCAACCTAGTGTTATTCGGTCCTTGAACTTTAAAGTTTTTTTCTTGACCTGGGTACATTTCATAATAATCTTTGCTAATTTTAAACTTTTGATTCATTCCATGCAACATTTTTGGATTATTATATAAAGAATTTGCAGTTATAGAATTTACGTTTGGGCCTGGATTTGTAGAAGGACCGGTAAATCTTTGATTGAGTAATTCAGCCTCCCAAATATCTTGTGGATTAGTACCATTTGCTGAATCACTAGTAGGATCTAAAGTATAAATACAGACATTATATAATCTTTGACTATTATTTTTCATTTTTATTGTAGACCAACAATTGACTATGTCAATTACTGCTGTTTCTGGATTAAAATTACCAGCACCAGTTAGAGTTTTGTTTTGTAAAATGGTTTTATTATTCCAAAGAATTGAGGCAGCATCTAAAATTTGTGTAGGGCTAAAATGATGTCCATTTATTAAATCTACTGTTTGTTTACTAGGAATCATTCCTACATTTTGTTGATTCCCATTTAAACCTATTCTTTGAGAGTTTATTTCATGAAAAAATCCCCCTGGCATTGTTCCATTGATAACTTTTTTTATTTTTTGTCTTAATGGTCTTGAGACTGAAACTACTTTCTTCTTTTTAAAATCAACCCTTTTTCTTGCTGTTTTAGTCTTCGAAGAGTATTGCGACGGTGCGGTATATGCACTTCGGGTACTGACCTTTTTACTGGTGGTTCTTTTACGTTTTTTATTTTTAAAAGTATATTTAACAAGTTGTTTACCACCCTGGAAACCAGCGCCGATAACCCCTGACCTTCCGACATTACTTCTCACTAATCTTTGAAATGTTTGACGACCTCTTGTTAATGCCATTTATATTTAAAAGTTAAGTTTTTTTTTAAGTCATATTTATTAAATTTTTAAAATTAACTATTTTAATTCTTCTTAATAATGCTTTATAAGTTCCTTCGTCCAGCATAGGGTACCATTCCTTAGGATGAATATTTGAAGTAAACCAATATTTCTTAGCATTCAAAGGAACACTTCCTCCTTTA